TCCCGTTCAAACGCACAGGCAGCAAATAAAGTAAAAAATCTGAGTATATAGATTTTTGAATATGACACACCCCGGAAAAACCACACTCAAACCCCCGGAATACCTAGATGAAAGGCACCGGGCAAAGTGGGTGGAAGTGTGCGAAATGATGGCTAAACATCTGGGAAATGGCAGAATAGACCCGGACCTTATCACCGAGTATACAAAGCAATGGTTTGTGGCTTTTGATGCCTGGAATGAGCTTTTGCGAATAAATGACAAGTTTTTGACCGGGCAAGTAAGGCTAACTAAAACGTGAACAAAAATGGCTTCTGGAGGAACTAACATAAAGTCTGCTGAAGAGCATAAGAAGAACGGAACGTTTAAGCGATCAAGGCATGCGGACAGGCTAAGCGACAGCCCACTTATCACCCCGGTTGAAAACATCCCGGAGCCGCCTGAGCATTTTGACGCAAGACACCGGGCTGTGTGGAACAAGGTTTGTTCTGATATTCACAAGATGGGCAACCTTGTCGCCCCGGACATTTACCTGATTGAAATTTTTGTAAGCCACTGGATTTTGTGGCAAGATGCGATTGCTGATGTTCGCCAAAATGGATATTCTATTTTGGTTCCAGCGGCTACCGGCACAAAGACTATGGTAAATCCGGCTGTTACCATTATGAACGACAGTGCAAAGATGTGCAACACGATTGCGGGGCAGTTTGGATTTTCGGCTAAGTCCAGGATGGGGATAAAGGTGGCAGCCCCGGTAAAAAAAGGATTTAGTATACTTGATACGATTAAGGGAGGCACGTTGGTCAAGACTAAAACTGGATGATAGAAAAAGCTCTTTCATATATCAGCGGGGTTAGAGATGGGAGTATTTTGTCTTGCGAGTGGATTAAATTAGCCATTGCGAGACATGACAGTGATTTGCTAAAAACTGATTGGCAGTTTTATTTTGATGAAGCGGAGGCGGAAAGAGTGCTTTCTATGTTTCAGCTTTTTAGACACAGTAAAGGGGAGCATGCAGGAAAGCCGTTTGAAATAATGCCTTGGTTTGCAGCTATTGTTTACATGGCATACGGATGGCGGCGAAAGGGCGGGGGTCGTAGATTTAGAAAGGTTTATTGCAAAGTGCCGCGTGGGAATGCCAAGACTGCCAACCTTGTGAATATTGCTACAATCGGTTTTTTGTTTGACGGACAGGGAGACAGTGAGGTGTACTGGCTTGCGATGAACAAGGACCAGGCAAAAATTGGATGGGACAGGCAGCGGGAAATGCTCAGGGCGATGAAGGTAGATTTCCCAGAGCTTGAAGAGGTGGTTGATATTCCAGAGGGCAAAACGTCCGCCCGGATTTCTTTGAAGCAGGGGCTTAGTTGGGTTGGATACATTGGGCAAGATTCAAAGGGTAAAGACGGGCTTAACCCGTATTATATCATTTGCGATGAATATCACGAGTGGCCAAATGACGAACTGATGAACAAAATGGAAAGCGGGATGGTAAAGGTATCAGACCCGGTTTCTTGGATCATTACTACTGGAGGCTACTTGCCGAATGGGCCTAATAGCCAGTTTTTGAAAGCATGTAAAAACATGCTTATGGGGATTGCGGAAAATGACGAATTGCTTGCCTTTATTTATGAGGCGGACAAGGGCGACGATTGGACAGACGAAAAGGTATGGGAGAAAGTAAATCCCGGCGTTGGGTACTCGCTTACGCTTGATACCATTAGGACAGAGTTCAATAAAATTGCCACTCAGGGGTCGTCAAAGGAAGTGGATTTCAGGGTTAAAAACCTGAATGAAGAGTATTCAAGTCAGGACGGGTGGATACCAGATAAAATATGGATGGAGTGCGCAAGTGAAATAGATATGTCATTGCTGGTTGACCGTGAATGTTGGGCCGGGCTTGACCTTGCGAGCACAAGCGACTTCAACGCCTTTGTTTTGTTTTTCCCGGGCAATGATAGTTCAGAAAAGCATGTGATTGTTCCGTACTTTTGGATACCTGAAGAGGCTATTGAGTTGACGCGAAGAAAGCGCCCGTTTTTGGCTCAATGGGCAGATGCAAAGTTTGTGAAAACGACCAAGGGGAATGTTACAGATTACGACGTGATTCGAGAGGATATAAATAAAATATGCGCCCCGCTTAGACTTCAGTCTATTGCTTATGACCGTGCGCTTAGTGCGTATTTAACGCCGCGCCTTTCCGAAGATGGTTTTGAAATGAATGCCTATTCGCAGTCTTGGGCCACACTATCGCCCCCGGCTCAGGCTTTTGAGTTGAGTGCGTTATCTGGAGGGTTGATTCATGATGGCAATCCGGTTGCCAGGTGGATGATGTCTAACATTGTAATGCAATACGACAGGAACCAGAACTATCTTCCAAGCAAGGGGGCTTCAGCAGATAAGATTGACTTTATTGCCGCAACGCTTAACGCTATTGGGCAGTGGCTTTCTGACCGGGGAACACCTAAAGCAAAGTCGTATCTTTTCGACGATGAAACAGACGTAAAAATAATTTGAAACATGGAAAAAGAGATTCGCAATGTGTTTTTTGGGGAGATTGTTGGCGCGGAAGTAGAATACAGGAACAGGGTTGTTCGCCCATATAAATATACCGTTACCTTACAAGATGACGATATGATTATTGAACTTGTGTTCCCAGGCGGAATAGGCTGCTTAACGCTTCCTCCTAAGTTGGAAATGAACGAACCAGTACAAGTAACGAGATGGTCTGACGGTTCGGCGACAATTGAACGGTTTAAAGAAAATTGAAGCATGGACCAGCCAAACATAAAAACCCGCGTAGTGCATTCTATAAGCAAATCGGCTTGGAATGTTGTAGGTACAACACCCGGGGCGAAGTACAAAATAGCAAGATGTCCGTACCTGACTTTTAGCGACGAAGTGCTAACTCAGAAGGAACGACAAGAGGCATACGAACACGCTTGTTTTATTTCTGAATCATTCAATAAGGCTTATAGCGCTTCGCATAAGTCGGCTAACAACTTGCCTCCATTTAAAGAAAACTAACGAACCAATGACAATTTTTGAACTGCTTTCTATCATTTCACTGCTGCTTTCCGGGGCTGCATTTTATTTACTTGTTTCCCTTAGTGGTGAAATTGCCCGGATTTTCGTGGCAATTCGGGCGCTTGATAAGTCTTTGCAACCGCCCACACCCCCGGAACCCAAAGAACCGCCCGCCCAGGACAACCCCGGATACACCGAACGGCTCCGGGGTGTTGATCGGCATTATGACTTATCGCCTCCAAAGCCAAAGAATGAGAATGTTAGACAATATGCTTCAGATGCAGAAGCAATTGCTGACGGTGTGCCTATTGGCGGAATGTACCAGGCTAAAAGCAAGCCTGCAAACACTAAAAAGACCAAATATAAATAACCATGAATACAGTGCGCCTTATTTGCATAATTTGCGAATTTGCCTTGGATATTATCGTGTTTTATCTGCTTTGGGGCATGATGAATCGCGTCTCTGTGCTTGAAAAACATGCCACTAAACTCACTGAGGCTGTTTCCGAAATTGTAAATCACTTAGAAAAACGATTGTAATGCCCATCTATCACTCGACAAAATTCCCCGAATCAAAATTGGCCCACGATCTGCTCGACGGATTGACCGGGCTAGAAATTGGGGGTGCGCTGCACAATGCCTTTGGCCTTGACACGCTAAACGTTGACCGGGTTCACAATACCGATCTATCTTTTGAGCCTTATGCGTTGGAGCAAGTACGCTTAGGCGGCGAAGTTATGCCCGTGGATATTGTTGCCCCTGGTGATAAGATCCCGGTAAAAGATGAGAGCTTTGATTTTGTGATTAGCAGCCATGTGATCGAACACTTTTACGACCCCATCAGTGCGATAAAGGAATGGATGCGAATAGCCCGGCAGTATATCTTTATCATTTGCCCACAACGTGACGCGCTGGAAAGCGACCGGGACAAGCCGTTAACCCCGCTGGATGAACACATTGAGCGGTTCCGGGGCGATGTCAAAATAAGTTCAGACGAACACCACAGCCGATGGACTTGTGAAAGCTTCTGCGATATGGTTAACTGGATATGCCGGCAGGAATGGGGCGAAGGATGGGAGATATGCGCGACTGAAAATCCCGAAAAAAAGGTTGGGAATGGCTTTGCTGTTGTGCTGAAAAAGACGTAACTTTATGGTAAACAATAAGTTACAATGAGCGACACTTACTACCAACGCAATAGGGAGGCCATCTTAGAAAAGATGAAACGGATTAGACTTGCCGACCCTGAAAAAAGGAAGCAGCAGCAAAAAGCCGATATTGAAAGGAATGGGGACAAGCGAAGAGCGAAGCAGGCAGAGTGGAGAGCAAAGAACAGAGACCGCGTGCTTGCTAAAAACCGGGAGTGGTTTCAGGCAAATAAGCAGGTCATTTATGAAAAGCGAAAGAGTTGCGCGTGGACCCCTGAAAAGCAAGCTGAATACATTGCTTTGTATAGGATTAAAAATAGGGAGCGGATAAAAGAGAGACTAAGACTATACATTGAGTCAAACCCTCAGTGTCGAGTTAAGCACAGATTGCGTGGTCGAATTGGCGGCATTGTTAAGCGGGCAAACTCTAGTGTTAAAGACAGGTATATTTCCTTAATTGGCTGTACTCGGTCTGAGTTTCTTTCTCATATTGAGTCTCTTTTTAAAGATGGAATGGCATGGGAGAATTATGGGAAATGTGGCTGGCAAATAGATCATATAATCCCGTGTGTGTCATTTGATCTAACAATTGAAGCCGAGCAGCTAAAATGCTTCCATTACACCAACTTGCAGCCACTTTGGTGGCGCGACAATGTCAAAAAAGGTAGGAAAGTCTTAGTATGAAGTACAATATCCCGTCAATAAAAAAAACGTACAAAGGAGTGCTTTTCAGGTCTTCTCTTGAGGCTCGGTTAGCTGCACTTTTTGACATCACAAATGTTTTTTCGAATTGGGAATATGAGCCATTTAGGATAGATGGATACCTGCCTGACTTTAAGGTGTTTTGCCCCGTTTTGGGCAAGTGTGTTTTGATTGAGGTGAAACCGTCGTTTGAGTTTGTTGAGCTTGACAAATATTTGCCCAGCGTCAAAGATTTTTATTTTGTGATAATATTCCAAAATGGAGAAAGTTTAGGCGCGGTTTCTTTTAATTGTCCTTATTTGCAAGACTGGCTAAATTCGTATTTTAAAAACAGTAATGTCTTTAAAGAAAGCTGGATTAGGGCAAAGGCAATTATATCTAAGCGAAATTACATCAAAAAAAACAACCCTAGCCATGATACTAAAAATTGGAGACACCGAAATTAAATGCACCCCTACCGAAGATTTTACATCAAAGTGGTACGAGGCTCTTTTGGCAACTCCGAATGAGTTAAGCCCCGAAGACCTCGCGCAAAACCAAGAGGCATTAAGCGAATTGTCTAATTTAGGCGAGGACGCCGCTGATAGCGCACTTAGTTTAATTGCCATTATAGAATCCGTTGAGCGAGAAAGTGGAAGTGATTTTGTGAAAATGAATTGCGGGTTAGGCGCAACCATTGAGGCAAAGTATGAGGGTCCGGCCCCATATTTTGTAACCCAATGGGCAAAGGTTAAAGTAAATTTCCATTTTCCAATTCAAGAATATCTAGAAAACAACCCATGAAAATCCTAGTCCTAACAGCCATTTTCGGCGGGGTAGACACCCAAAAGCCATTTGCCCCGCAAAGCCTGCCTGATGGCGTAGTGCTTGACCGTGTAGTGATTACTGAGGCGAACACGCCGGTTCCATTGCCCAACCTGCCAGACAGATTGAAGGGCAAGTATTTCAAGACGCAAGCGCACCGTATTTACCCGGGGTACTCTGCTTACGTGTGGATTGACGGGAACATTGAGGTCACAAGCCCGGATTTTGTCTGGAAGATGGTTGATGGGCTTAATGGCATTCGGATACAGAAGCACCACGAGCGCGAAACCGTGGGGCAGGAAATAGACTTTATCCTGAAAAGCGAAAACCCCTATTTGAAGGTGCGCTATGACAGCCAACCACTAAAGGAAGAATATGAGTGGTATTTATCCAAAGGCATGCCACCTGATGCGCCGCTTTACTCCTGCAATGTTTTTGCTTGTAGAAACATGGCTGGCTCCGGGGCGAATAGACTATTTGATGAATGGCTAAACCTTTGCCTTGAATGGTCATGGTTTGACCAAAGCGCGTTTTCTTACCTGGCTTGGAAATACAACAAGCGCCTCTGGCTAAATGGCAGACATGATCCAAAAGTTGAAACCGTTGACCTTGGCGGTGTTCTGACTTCGCCATACTTTAAATTACATTCACACGATAATTGGAATAAATGATCCGAATTTTATCCATTGACAACCCTAACGCTGATGGTGTGAGCTGGTGGCGCAATCTTCGCCCACTTACTGAACTGCAACGCGCACACCCGGACCTGCACATTACATTCCTGGGCGAAAACGCCCCGCTCCATGAAATCATGGCCGCTGACCTGGTTATTATGTACAGACCCGTCACACCAAAAAGCCTCGGGTTTATTGAACAGTGCCGCGTGCTTGGTAAAAAGGTAATTATTGACATTGATGACAACCTTTGGCGATTGCCGCCCGGACATCCGGCAGAGAGCGATTACAAAGAACATGCACAAACCCTGCACAAGATATATGCAATGGCAGACGGCATTTGGTGCAGCACTGACCATATTATGGATTTTGCGGATGCCCGGGATGGACGCGGGGTTGTGGTGGCAAATGCTGTGCTACCTGATGATCTTCCAGACCAGCCAGCCCCATACAGGGGCATAGTGTGTTGGCGCGGCTCCATTGTGCAACATGCGGACATTGAAAGCGATGAAGCCCTGCAGGTATTCCGGGAAAATGCAGACCGGTTCCACCGGTGGGTATTCTGGGGGTATCACCCCGGATCAATGCGGGCAAAAAACGCGGATGTAAAGCGCAGGATTGGTGTGGTGGAGTATATTGTTGGGCTACCTCAGACGGGTATTAACATCATGTGGAAACCCTTGCAGGAAAACCAGTTTAACGACGCGAAATCGAATATTGCCTGGATCGAGGCTACGTTAGCCGGGGGTGTGTGTGTGACGAATTACGCGGGGAAACCTGGGTGGGAATGGGCGATGTCCGAATTTAGCACAGAGTGGGAACAGTTGATTGGGGTATGGGCGAAAAGCAGGGAGGCGATTATTGAGCATTACAACCTGCTTAAAGTGAATGAAATTCGTTACAATCACATTTTAAAGGTTCTGTGGAAATGACCTAATCAAATTCAGACGGTTGCGACGCAAATGCTCCGATACACGCCAATGGTAACAGTCACTATGTACGTCTACACAGACAAGCCCGATTTCGATGCGGAAATGGTTCGGTATATGCCAAAAGAAAACCATGGACTGTTTTTTCTGGGTAACAGATTGGAAGGAGTGCATGGTCTTGAAATATTGCCCCGGATAGAAGACCGGCCTTTAGTGGCAAAATTCACCGTGGAATGTGCCTTTGGAGACACAAAAGAAGCTCCAATAAACGTTAACAAACCAGCAAATACATGATTGATAAGAGCGTAGAGATGGATTTTGAGGCGCGGGCTGCGCTACTGACCAATGAGGGGTATTTTGGGCGGTTCCGGGAACTTAGCCAGACTATGACAAGCCGGGAAGCGTGGCAGCAAGTGGAGAGCGAGTTGCCGTTTGGTTTGCGCCGGTACACGCATTACATGGCTTTTGAAGCGGCAAAAACCAAAGAGGCGAACGGGACGCTGGCAAAGCCCCTGTTCAAAAAAGACGATTAAAGATTTTGTTCATAGGTTTTTTAGGGTCTTTTGTTTCCCGCTTCGCTGTAATGGATTTACCTATTTCAATTTCGCTTTTACCTGCGTTTGGGCCTGTTTCAGGTGCATTAGTAGAGCAAAATATCCCGCACAGGCAAAGACCCTACACAAAGACATAAGGAATCGCTTTTGTTATCATTGATATGAGTTGGTTGCTACTCCACAAAAATACGGTACAAATCTCACATTTACAATTATTTACCACGCTCATTTGTTAACCTGAGATTAAGCCCGGACGCGCTACACACACGGAACTTTGTACTATGTGGTACATGCGCAGTCTGCTGCCTTCGTGGCTGGGTGGGAATAGCGGCTCAAACTCCGAACACCGGGATTTGAACCCTGCCACATGCACCCCTACCGATTTATGGGGGCAGCCGCACGACTGGCAGCCGTTTGGTGAATCTGTAAGCGCCAAAAAAGCGCTATCTGTTCCCGCTGTATGGAACGCTGTTCGCATTGTATCTGAAACACTGGCCTCACTCCCTTTCGACCTCTTCGAGGTGACCGAAAAGGGCAGCCGCCCCGCAGAAGGCCACCCGGTTCGTTACATCGTACGCACTGAGCCATCCCCTTACATCACCTCTTACACATTCCGAAAAGCCCTGTTTGCCCGCGCTTGTTTCGGCGATGCTTTTGCCCGCATCCACCGCAACGGCGTAGGGCGACCAGTCCGTTTAGAACTGATGAATGGGTCTGTGACTGTGGTGGAAACCTCAGACGGGACAACCGGATATATCTGGAATTACAGACGCGGCAATTCATCCGGGCAAGAGGTTCTACTCCCCAGCGATGTGCTACACATCCGGGGGTTTTCACTTGACGCACTCAAAGGCGCTGATGTTTCGGAGGTTCACTCCGACACCCTAGGTTTTGCAGTAGGGGCGAACAAGTACGGCAATTCTTTTTTCAAGAATAACGCAAGTGTAGACAAGGTTCTTACCTATCCAGGGGAGTTAACTGCAAAGCAAGACGCACAGCTTCAGCGCAAAATCGAAAGCGTATCAGGGACCAAGAAAACCGGATCAACCTTGGTTTTGGATGCTGGCATGACCCTGACGAAAATAGGCCTTTCCCCGGAAGAGGCCATGCTCAATGAAAGCCGGGGTTTCCAGGTAAATGAGGTAGCCCGTGTTTTCGGCGTGCCTGTTCACCTGCTCCAGAACATGGACCGGGCGACCTTCAACAATATCGAAATGATGACAACTCTCTTTGTCACGCTTTGCCTTCGCCCGTGGGCGGTGCAAGCGGAGCAAGAGATGTTGATAAAGCTGCTCACCACTTCTGAAAAAATGAGTGGCAGCTACTTCTTCAGACACAACTTCGAAGGCTTACTCCGGGGCGATACTGCAAGCCGCAGCGCTTTCTACGCCTCCGCAATCCTTAACGGATGGATGACCCGGGACGAAGTCAGAGAAAAAGAAAATCTAAACATGCTGGAGGGCTTGGAAAAGCCACTGATGCCGGCAAATATGTTCGTGGTTGGCCCGGATGGCAAAATAGAAGCCACCACAGCCCCGACACAAGAAAACGCGCCTAAGACCTCACAGCCGGGGTCAGGCGGCAAAAAGCAAGACAATGGGACACCGCAAGCGTCATCAAATTAATAAATCTGCGCAGCAGGAAAGCGCTATTGAACGCCGCTACTCCGTAGATGGGCTGCAAACACGCGCCGCTGAAAATGGTGGTGTGACCCTTCGGGGATACGCCCTGCGCTTTGGCGTAGCGTATAACATGGGGTGGTTTGACGAAGAGGTTGCACCTGGCGCACTTGATGGCGCTGATATGTCAGATGTCCGGGTGCTGTTCAACCATGACGCAAATATAATCCTTGGCCGTACCGCTGCCCAGACCGCCCGTGTGGGCATTGACAAAGAGGGTATGTGGTACGAAGTGGACTTGCCAAACTCCCCTAACGGAGAAAACGCACGTGAAGCGGTAGACCGTGGCGACGTAACACAAAGTTCATGGGGGTTTTCCCTTGTTCGTGATGAAGCGGGTAAAAGCATTGGCGACAAATGGGAAGTGCGCAATGGTCGCAAATACCGCACACTCACTGCGATTGACGTGGTTTATGACGCGTCTCCGGTTGTGTACCCTGCAAACCCTGATACCTCTATTGCTACGCGCTCCGCGCGGATGGCTGGAATGGAAGTCCGGGACGAAGATATGGAAGAGGCTCCGATTGACGGCGAAGTGACACCGGGTGTACAGCCGGGCGAACCTGCTGATAAATGGGATTTGGCGTGGATGATTGACACGCTTACATGGGCTTCAACCACTACCAATGAATCGGTGGCGTCGCTGAATAGTCGCATTGACCAATACAAGCGATATTCTGGGGCGAACCTGCAAGAATCGGCCATTTTTAACGATTTGATTACTGCATGCACTACGGCAAAGCAAGCAATGATAACACTGCTTGACAGACACCTGGACGCGGCAAAGACGCTGAACGGCAGCGAAAACCGGGCGGCTAACTCTGTAATTGAGCATGAGAAAAATGAGGCAGCCCCGGAAACCGACACCATCCAAAAGGAACTGGATAAAGAATGTGATGTGCATGAAATGCGCCTCAAAATGCTTTCTAAGCGGTTCAATGACAATTAAACACAAAAGCGAAGCCTCAAAAGGGTTTCGGCGATAACTACTCAAACAAATAAACACAATGACAAGTTTGCAACTGAAAGAGCAACAGGCGGCTACATTTAAGCAGTACAAGACGCTCGCTGAAAAACGTGGTGCAGACGGCCGGTTCGCCGATTCAACCGATGAGGCTGCTTTCCGCAAATGCGCCGATGATCTCGACTCCTTTGAAGAGCGAATTTTGGAGGCTGAAAAGCACGAAATGCGCTTGAAAAAAATGATCGAAGCAGAGCAGGTTGACGAAAAGCTGCTGCGTGACAAACATGACGCTGGCGAACACAGCGAAAAGCGCATGTCTTATGAGGCAGTCTATGGTCGCTGGCTGACCCGCGCTCAAAATGCTACGCTTTCCCCAGATGAAATGCGAGTGTTGGAAACGCGCGGTACAAACACCCAGATCACTACTACAAATTCCCTTGGTGGTTACCTGGTTCCACAGTCTTTCTCCAATCAACTCGAAGCGATGGGCCTTTGGTCCGGCGGCATGATGGAGAACTGCCAAATCTACGACGATACAATGGGCGGAACTTTGCCTTGGCCTACTGCCGACGATACCAGCGTAAGCGGTACAATCAGCGGTCAAGGTACGGCAGCAACGGTGTCCGACATCACCTTTGGAAACGTTCTTTTCAACGACTACACGATTGACTCAAACATCGTGAAAATCGCCAAAGAACTTATCCGTGACGAACGCGTGGCCCTGCTCCAAACGGTTCTTGCCGAACAGCTTGCAGGTCGTTTGAGCCGCAAGGCAAACAGTGTCCTGACAAACGGCACCGGTACCGGGATGCCATACGGTCTTACCGTAGCATCTACTACGGTGGGCAAAACCACTGCACTTGCCACTGCTATCACACCAAGCGAACTTGTTGACCTGCTTTACTCTGTGGATAAATACTACTCCACTGGCGCAAAAGTTGGCTTCATGATGCACCGCACCACGCTGGCGTACCTGCGCAAACTGGACTTCACCACCAATACCACGCACCTGTTTGCAGACCGTGTAATTGCCGGCGAACCTGATATGCTTATGGGTTATCCGGTGTTCATCAACAACGACCTTCCAAGTATTTCCAGCGCTCCTGTCACAAATACAAAGTACATCTACTTTGGTGACTTCTCAAAATATGTTATTCGTCGTATCGGAGGTGTGACCATCGACCGGAACGACAGCGTGTACTGGGTTAACCGTACCGCTGGCTTTATGGGTTGGATGTCCCTGGATGGCAACCTGTTGAATCAGAACGCAATTAAGAGCCTTAAGACGGCATAAACAACATGAAAGTAAGGGCGACAGTAACTAAAGGCAGATTTGAGGCAGGCAAGGAATATGATTTGCCAGAAAACGAGGCTATGGCAATGATTATTGCCGGAACTGCTGAGCTTTTGGTTACTGTCCCCCGCGCTTTCGAACGTGAAAAAGCAATCCACACACAAAGCCGATGGCTTACAAGGTAGTCACCCCTGCATCAACGCTGCCGTTTACGACGGCATACGTCAAAACGTGGCTGAAGATACCCTCTTCGGTTACGGCAGAGGATACTATTGTTGAAAACCTGATAAAATCGGCCGTGGCGGTTGCTGAGAACAAGACAGGCCGGGCGCTATTAACCCAGACCATTGAAGAGTATTTTGATTGCTATCCCCTTTGCGGAATATTTGATTTGTCTGCAGCTCCGATCCAGAGCGTAACCTCTGTATCGTACTTATCCGGTGGGTCTTATGTGCCGTGGAACAGTAGCAACTACAATACAGACACGGTTACAGAGCCTTGTCGCATTGTGGCGAAAAGTACGGCATCTATACCGGCTTACGATCTGCAAACCCCGAATGCCTGGAAGGTTGTGTATGTGGCTGGATATTCCAGCGCAGACCTGATACCGCAAAATATCATTCAGGGGATGCTTCAAAAAATCGCTTTTCATTATGAAAACCGGGAAGACATACCGCTTGGCGGTGGTAACGCATACCGACAAAGGAGCGCGGATGCGCTTTTTATGTCCAACAGGATGCTATAAATGGGCAAACTTTCAAAACAGCTCACTGACGTGGGCGCAATGGACGAGCTGATTAGCATCCGGCAGTTTACCCGGACTACTGATGCCACCGGGGGCGTGGTGGAAACACCTTCCTTTTTGGCTCAGGATGTTTGGGCGTTGGTTGAAGAACAGGCAAGAAGCGACAAGGGTGACCGGGGAGAGGAACAGCAAATAGTTGCTTACCGGATTACCAAGTTTACGTTTCGGGATTTTTGGGCGACACTGAATGAGACAATGCGGATTGTATACGATGGGGACGAATATGACATTTTGAGCATTAGTAAATTAGGCCGCAATCGGTTTGTGATTGTGGAGGCAGAAAAACGCGACAATGAAACATGAACGCAGTAGGCGCAATCAGACAAATTATACTGGACGATGCTACTACCGTGGCCATGTTGGCAAACCCGACAGCGGTTTACCCCACGATTCTGCCAGCCGCCAATACTTACCCTGCCATTGTGCTGATGCTTGCGGACTTGCGACCGAACGACACGAAAACGAACACAAGTAGTGTGGATAATGTGCAGGTTGTGTGTATGGCCTTTGCCAAAACATACGATGCAGCGCAGCAGATAGCAGATTCAGTCCGGGCGTGTATAGATGGGTTTTCAGGTGGGGTAACAACCTCAGATAGTGCAGTTCATTATTTCAGCGACATCCGTTTCCTGAATTACAAGGATGCTTTTGATGCTGAAAACGCCTTGTTCGTCCGTGAGACAATGTATGACGTTCGCCTAAAGCGAGATGTGCCGCCCCTGCCATTTGGAACGCCCTATGTATCAGCGAGTAAAGCATGGTTTGCCCTGCTTCCTGTGTACGATAGCGACGAAAGCGCGGTAGCGGATGGGCTTGAATTTGAAGATGTGTACCTGACGGCAGACAATCATGTGGCTGCCCCAGGTGGAATACCAC